TACATATGCTTTAACGTTAAAGTTAGCGTTAATCTCAGCGCCTGGTCTATCTTGACCTTTCAGAACTCCTGGTCCACCAGCATTTGCATCGCCGTTTGCAATGTAACTACTAACGTCTGTTATGAATTTAGGCCATAGTGCTGGCATTACTTATTCTTTTGTTGATAGTTAATATGAGTAGCTGTAAGTTCTCCAACGGTAACTGGTGTTGGCGGCATTGGTGGGCCGCTAGGACCAACTCCAGTTGGGTGGATGTGTGTATTATAGTCATCCAATAGTTTTTGTAACCAGTCTTGTAAGGATTGACCACGCACCGCAGGTTCAGTCTCATCTGCTCCACCTTCACCTTCATTTGAGATAAAAATGTCACCACAGTCTAAGAACATCTTAGCATCAGTTGAGATCTTAATAAAACCCTCTTCGTCGATCTGAATCATCGGCCTCTCTTTGGCTCCAGAGCCACGCGTAATCACAAGACCATCTTCCGGTGAGTGATATATCCTTAAATTTCTTTCAGCGTCGTAGACTAGGCTTATAACATCTTGTGGTGCGTCTGAGGCCTCAAGAACATCAGTCTTAAGGTCATCATTCTGATCTACTTGAAACCAGTATTCTGGGTGATAGATGTTACCATTATCAAAACGAACTGCAACAATATCACCAACTCTAGGTACGTGATGTGAACCTACAGCATCTCTGTTCATTGGTGTTGCCCATGGGATAGCATCGTCTGTTAACTGATCAAATTTACCAAAGACTTTGACACGGCACCTGCCTTTTAGAAGTGGGTCTTCGTTAACCACAACTTCACCAAGCCAATGCGCATCTCTAAGATTATCTCTATAAAGTTCATTGTTATTCATGTACGTTCTGGTTTAAGTTGCCATCTGGACTACTGTCTACTCCTGGCTCGTATATTCTTTCGTTAATTGGTCCTTGTGAACTATCTATCGCATTTTCTGGATAGATCTTTTTTGGAGTTATTACATCGTTACCGTTTCCACCTGAAGGCTGGTTAAACTGATTAAATAATTGTCCAGCTGCGTTGGCTATACCGTTTAAACTAGCTGCGTTTATTGCATCTTGGATTGTAGATCCTGCGTTAATCCCGTGTACATTACCAAGTAGAAGACGCGCAAGTGCACCTTCAACTACAGAGTTAGCGAGTTGCCCAAGTTGCCCTGTTAACAGAGAACCATGTGCATTACCTAAAGCACCTCTATCACCTGGAAGTCCACCTAGTATATTTGTTACACCAGCAATAGCACCATCTAATTGATCTTTTGCCCTATCTTTAAGCTTATCAATAGGGTTAATAGGGTCAAATGGATTATATGCCTCTAATCTAGGATCAGGATCTCTTTGGAACGCTATACTGTTTTCTTGGTTAGCGTTTAAGTTTGCACCATACCTTTGCGACTGCTGTTCAGCGGTATTCCAGTGTATAATAATCTTAGACTTTGCCATTTCTGGCGATTTACTCAGACTGGCAAACATATCACTAGTAGATTCTATATCGAATTCACAGTGGCCTAATCTAGTTACAAAAAGAGGTTTAGCGTCAACGGCCATCTCAGCGTTAGTAGCGTTATCGGGGTTAGTTTCGTCTGGATTTCTAATCTCAGTCCTTGAAGTATCTTTATTTTTTGAATTTAAAAGTCCTGCGACAGTTGTTTGTTGAAAGCCTCTAACTTCAGTTACCCACACGTCCAACTGAAAATGGCGTAAATTCTTAGGTATTACTTCAACCCATCTGTTAAAATCAAATGCAGCTCTTTTGTATAAATCAATCAGAGTAGCAGCAGTAAGTTCAATATTCTCTAGACACTCAATTTCCAGCGATGGCGACTCAGCACCTCGCCATGGATCTTCCATCTTATTGTACTTTCTAGTATTCTCAAGTCCGGATACGCTTTGCCAAAACCAAGGCAGTTCTGTATTAACCTTCTTTAAAAGTTTAACAAAACGAGCTAATAGATCAGCTCTTTCAGTATCTTTAACTACATTTCTTAAATATTCCTCGGCAACACCTGATAGTAATGGTGAATTTTCTCGAGAAGTATCAAACAAAAGGAAGAAGCTCAAGTAAGTCGGATCCTCATTGATCTTCCTTAATTGAGTTGTCTTTCTAAATTCGTTTATCTTACCAAAGTCTGCCATGTACTATATATTCTTATTCTGCGTAGTTAGTAAAACCACCTGGCCATTCTCTTCTAATAAGAGTAACCTCTTGTACTATTCCACCTTTATCAATGTTGTATTTATAGTTAATATTCTCAATTACGTAAAAACCGCTTAAGAATCTGTTAACTACCTGGTCTGGTTTAGAATCTTCATTATCTTCTTCAGCAACACCCGGATCTATATCCAAAAACTTATCAGAAAAACCTTGTTCATCTAAAAACTTATTGTACTTGAGCATTGCCGCAACACGCTCTTTATTGTATTCGTAAATAAGAATTGGAATCTTCTGGTACTTATAGATCGATGGGTTAAAAGATTCTAGAGAGACTTTAAGTTTAACCTTTTCTATCTCAGCTAAGTTTTGCGCCTGGTGTAATTTAGCAAAATTTAAGCTTGGATGTACGTTACCAATATCACCTTCTCCAACATCCTGTCTACCAATATATTTATGCTTCTTATGAGTGTCATATCTATCCTCGTTACGCCTGCCTTTTAGAGGCTCTTCATAGTCCATCATTTCCTCTGAGTTCAAGGCTTCTATTGTAAATTCTTGAAATCTTTCACCGGCTTCTGAGTTATCATCATAAATAACAACGTCTCTAGTATAACCATATGCTGTACTTATATCATTAGCATTATTTACTAGATTAAAAGCACCGATAAACATATTTGTACCTTTACTGTTTCTGTGGTTTGTAAGTATTAAAGGTGCTTCAATATCATCACTTTCTTCAGGTGTTTCTTTATCCTCTGCCGTGCTGTATATTGCTGATGCAAAAGAGGCCTGTAAATCATCTATCGGTGGATTAGGAGAATTAAAAACCCTATTCACATCAACATAGGTTAAATAATAGTATTGATCTATATAAAACCTTTGAAATGAGTCGTCTGAAATATAAGAGGTGTCTACTGTTTCTTTAATAAAATCTAGAGTAGATGTATATGCTTGTATTCTAATTTGAGCATCGTCAGTGTTTTCGATGTTTGTAGCTAAGCCTAGCTGTAAATCTCTAGCAACTTCTTCTAGATGATCTAACGAACCTGCAGCATCAAAACTTCTACACTCTTCGCTGTAAAGCCTTGGTACTTTAGCTGTCCCAACTACGGTAATTGCATTAAAATCACCTTCACTGGCCTGTTTACTAGTAATGCTCGTAATGTCAAAATCCATGTGAATACTCTTAAACGTAGAAGAGTTTTTACTAGTTAACAATATTGTAATCACATCGCCATCTCTTGGAAATGAATCAACACCAAATGTATTTTTTCTGTCAACTAAGCGGATCCTCATCTCAGGCAAAAATCCAGAGTTATCTAATGAGAAACTCTGTATGTCTTTCTGCATGAATTGATAATTATTTAGGAGCACAAATGGTAAATCAACACCAATAGCTTTAGTCTGGCGATCTGCACCACCATCTTCTTCAGCCTCACCTAGCCCCTCAATCTCAATTGCAGTAGGCATAATTGCCGGTTCAACGACCGCTAATATGTTATTGTCTAGATTCATAATTTATTATTGACCACATGGAGCTGTACTACCAGTGCCGCTAGTGCCATTTCCGCCACCAGTGCCGCTAGTGCCATTTCCGCCATCGTTTTGGTTATCTCCATACTCGTCTGCTGAAGTACCGCTAGTGCCATTTCCGCCACCAGTGCCATTTCCGCCACCAGTGCCGCTAGTGCCATTTCCGCCACCAGTGCCATTTCCGCCACCAGTGCCATTTCCATCGCCACCATTTCTTAATTTATCAAAATAGAGCTGACTTTCAAAGCTACCTTGTATAGAACCGTTCGGATCTCCATATTCACCGTAGAGTGAGCCTGCAACTTCTTGTGCAACATCCGGGTTAACAGCAACCCAAGAGCCACCAGTCCAGCTCCATACTCCACCTGGAATCTTCTCAAATTGAGAGCCTGTGTTTTCACCGCCAATTGTAATTGTATCTCCTAGAAGATCTGTGTTAATCTCATCACCTGAATCTGCATCAAGATTTCTATTAATAGCATCAACTACAGCATCGGTTTGTGCTTGAGCACCCATTCTAATCTGAGAGCCCACATATTCATAATTCTTTTTACCAACCGGTATTACATTCGGTGGCAACAGATTATCTTTACCATATTTCTTCTTTAAAGCATCAAGTCTACGCTGGTCCTTTTTGCTCAAGCGTTTACCTGAAATAAACTGTAGTTTAACAGGATTATTTGTAGCATCAAATTCTTTCGGTCTTTCTAGCTTGTAGAAGGGAGCGTTTGCATGTGGAATTTCTAAGACATCACCTTCGTTAATTGAAAATGGATCTGAAATAGAGTTCCATTTTAAGATCATATCAAGCTTACTCTGATTTCCATAATACTTCAATGCAATTAGATCTGGCCTTGCAGCTTGATCAGCATTAACAACATGCTCTGGATTAAGCAGTGTAATGTTTTCCTTGTTAGCAAAGATCATAGTTGGTTGTGTTAGGATATACCTAATACCATCAGATGTTTTATTTATAAATGTCTTTAAATTCATAATTATCCAGCTGACATGTCAGACAATTTTTGTATAGCGTCTTCGCTAAAGCCTTGAGCTAGTCTATCTTTATTTCCATATGCAGATACATTTACAAGATTGTCTATGTCTCCACCATATTCTGGCTGTAGATACATTCTACCTTTTCCAGCATTAAACATACTCTCAATCTCACCCTTATCGCGCATTCTAGCAGGTTTAAGTGTAATTTCAACCTTTAGTTTAGAAGGAAAATCTTCATAACCAAACGGCCCTTCAAATGAGAAGCTAGAATCAGTACACGCAAGATTACCAACCATCATAATCGGGTTCAGTGGATTACCGATAGTTAAATGCCACTGCCCAGTAGGGTCTCCGGTTAAAAGTGAGTTAACAATCGCGCCACCCTGTGGCCCATTAAATAATTTCATAAGACCACCACCAATAACGTTATTTAAGATCTTAGAGTCTCCAAGATTACCTGTTTCAAATGCTTTAGATATATCAGCAAAACCTGTAGAAACAGCATTGCTCAGTTGACTACCTAGGCCTTTTAAGAAGCCCTCATAATCACCAGATCTTAGTAGTTCATAGTCACCAAATGGTTTACCAAGAGAACCACTACCAGTATACCTAACAGCACCACCCCAGAAAGGAGCATTATTGTATGTCAACGCTAGTAAGTTTGCCATACTGTCCATAAAAGCAACCTTAGGACTTGTGTTACCATAACCACGTAAATCATAGTGAAAAGTTAATTTAAACTCTTGTTCAAATTTTAAACCCTGCTCTCTAGCCATAATGTTTTTAATTACATTAAGAGGACCATAAACAGTGTTTGGATATGTCTCCTTAAGTGGGTCAAATCCACCACCTTGTGCGTTTGCACGTTGTGTTTGATCTGCATTGTAACCGTTTATACCATTTTCAATAGCCTGGAAAATAGGGCTACCATCAATCATTGCACCAACAGCACCTCTATTCTTCTTACCAGCCTGAATAGTTTGAACTGCAGATTCTTCTTCTTTCCATGGTATACCAACGTTAAACTTAAGGATTTCTTTTAGATCGTTACCCAATGCAGGACTCAACCAAGTAATCGCACGTGCTATATCCGGCTGAGTAACATCAATGGGTTCGCCGTCAGGCCCCATTTGCCTAGGCGCAATGAGGTCATCAGCAATTGGATAACCAAAACGTCTTAGAGTCACCATGTAATTATTAGAAATTTGACCATAGTGTTCACATTGTATAAAGTCAGTCAAGCTATACTTAAAAGCTAAAGAATCAATATTATTAGAATATTGTACAATATTGTTAGCAGTAGGTGCAATATATGGTGAAGTTGAGTTAACAACCGTGCTATACTTGTCAGAAACTTCAGAACCTTGTGAGTTTTCACTTAAACCACTTATGTTCTTGTACTTAAAAAGAGTCCATTTATTAAAGTGTGATCTAACAGCTTCACCTTCATGAATACCCTCAGTTCTGCTATCACCTTCCGGTGCTTTATACTTTCTACTCTGGACTAATGTTTTACCATAAACACTAGTATATTCTGTAGGTGTTGGTTCTTCTTCAACAGTAGTATTACCCTGAGTTACTGGCTCTGGCTCTGGCTCTGGCTCAGTATAACCATATAATATATTTTCAGGTGTTTCTTGAAAAAGATACCACTGGTCATCCGCGCCTTTAAATGGCGGAGAAGCAAAAGTTTCCTCTTGCACACCAGTCTCTATAACTTCAAATTGTATTTTAGGTCCGAGTTTCCCTAGATATTGGTAAGCCATTAAATCACTATTCTTTTTTTATATATATCCAGCTCTACTTAAACCCACTCAGAGTTGTCCATCTCAGATGTATCTGGGCGGTAAAGCAATTCGTCTACCCAGTCTTTTTGCTTAGGGTATCTATCTCCTAAAAACTTCTCTAGTGCTTTAATGTATTCACCTCGAGTATGGAAATAGTATGGGCCTTTAGAATAGACCGTACGATTAACTAGTTCATAGAGTTCTTTCAGTTTTAACTCAATATGAAAGGATTGGATATTATTGAAGAGCTCTTCTTGTTCTGCTCTAGTCCTTGTGCAAAAGACAGAGTCAACAACAATCATGTATTTTTGCCAGTTCTGGCCACCAAAGACCTCATCTTCTAAGATCTTTACTTTAGAATAGTTTTCACGTTTAAGGTTGATCTTTGTGTCGTGGCCTTCAAAGTCTCTAATGAATCGGCCACCAAACAGATTCTGCTTTAAAAAGTAGATTTGATCGTAGAACTTAAGTACTTTAATCTGATACTGTGGATTGATGTCGTCGAACTTGACGTCATAAATGATAGCTCTGACTGGGAAAAGTACGTTTGGTTTTTGTGTAGTTGAGATTAGCGCATGTATCTTTTCACCTTTTGCAAAAAGTTTGTGCTTAATCATTGTCAATGAATTTTACATTGTTAAATTTACTTAAGACGCCCTGCTTTGGGTAATCAGATCTGTTAATCACAGTTAGATTAAGCTCTATCTCAGAATCAAAGAGCCCAGACATAAAATCATGAACACCGGTGACTGAATCTTGATCTAAGTTGTTAAACATATAGGCTATAGAAAAGTCATCAGACTCACTCTCTATTTTAGAGTTGAGTGCTCTCATAATCATTTTACGGATATAAAGCGTAATGATAACATCAGAAGGCTCCTCGTTATACGGATCACTCTTCATCAGTCTATTAAAAATATCGGAATAAGATATTGCTAAGTCATGACCATTAGACCTATACAATTTATCAAACTCCGTTCTAGTTTTACACCAAACGCATTCTATCCTAAAATTCATTACTTTAATTGCGTAGAGAGTCTATCAATTTCAGCTTCTAGCTGCTTGATTCTCTCCTTTGTTTCTTTGATCGACGGGTTGTATTTAGCACCCCATTCAGTTTTAGCACTGAACATATGCTTGTCGATTTCAGTTCCTGTTTCTAGCCCTAGATCCAAGATAATGTCTTGGACCAGGTTGACTAGGTTTATTCTTTCTTCGTCGTTGTCTAAATCATAGACAACTCGAGACACATGTTCTTCTCCGCCACCGTTAACGTTATCATCAACTACATACTTGATGACCCCGTTATCAGCAGGTTCAATGCTAACTGTAATCATATCTTACTTTTTGTTTCTAGCCGCCAATGAAGCTGCAGCCTCTTTCATCAATTTTCTAGACCGCTTCACATCAGCTCGGTAAGTTTCTCTGTCTTTGATTGCAGTCAAAGCCCAAGCTTCTTCTAGCATTGTCATTTCTTCTTTGTTGTAGCCAATGTTAGACCAAGTCTCTTTCATTCTTTCTAATGCAGCTTCAAGTCTTTCGGCTTGAGCTTTTTCAGCAGCATCTAGTCTAGCCTCCTGAATTTTACGCCCATTCTCCATGTTCTGCCGTCTAATTGCAGCTCTTGTCGGGTGGAAAAAGCTTAGCTTGCTTAAATACTTAAGCATTCCATTCTGCTTCATCATAAGTCTTCTCTGACGTCTATTCAGAGGCATCTGTGCCTGTGGCGTTGCTTGAGTTTGATTTTGCTCGTTTGTTGTTTCTTGGCTCATTTGTATAATAATTAGAAATAAAAGTTTCGATTTGTTCTTTAAGTTGTTCTCTTAGGTTATCTATCTGGCTTTCTACAAGCAGTCCTATCTGTTCATTCAGTTCTGTTGCTTCCATGTCCATTTGATCCTGTAGCATTTCATAGACCTCTTTTGCTGGGATATTAACCTCAACTAGCATTGCAGCCTTGTTCTTCTTGCTGATCTTCTTCAACATCTCCATCATTACGTTAACTTCTGGAGTTGGTGCTGACTTACCGTCTGTAATTCTACGCTCTTGCTTTGGTGCCTCTTGTTTTACCGCAACAGGTTTAGCAGCGCTATTAACACTCGAGCCAATTGGGTTTAAGTCTAGTGAATAAACCTTAGCCTCTTGCTCAGATTTAGCCGACATTAAGAATTCTTTAACGATACTCTTGTTGATCTGAGTACCATCTGTAAACTTAAGCCATTTAGCATCATCTTGTACTTCAGCAGGCTGTACAATATCACCAACACGTTCGGATTTAGCCCAAACGTACCAGATTTCTTGTTGCTTGTCTTTAACTTGTGTAGACATACTATTCTTTATCTTTTTGATTATCTTTCTGAACATTATATGCCTTTTCTGCAAATTGTTTAATCATCTCAACAGACGAGCTATCTCCAATGATTGCATCAGTCTTCATCAGCCTCTTATGCCAATGCATACCGAACTCATGTTCACCCATCTTACACTTACTCTCTTCTAGGTCCTCGATTGCCGGCACCCATAATTTGTTAAATCCCATAATTATATTATTTTACTATCTTAATACGTTCTTTAAATGAAGGCGGGAAGAAGTCTGGTTTATTTATCAGACTCATAAAACTAGCGTCAATCACGTATGTAATTGCCCAGTCATCTACGCTTCTTACGCTTCGGCCAACACCCTGTTGAATTGAAACACCAGTCTTCCAGTTGTACCAGTCGTTTGATATGTTGAGCTTAGCTTTAATCAGTGGATCTGCTAAGCTAGGATAAGGTACTTTAAAAAAGATCTGGAATCTGCTCATACCATCCTTAAGGTCAAGGCCTTCTAAGAGTGAAGGGCCCATGATAATAGAGTCTTCTTTCTGCTCAAAGAGTTCAAGCATCTCAGCCTTCTCCTTTGAACCTTCATAGTCCATTAGCCTAAAGGTATGCATTGAATGCTGTTTGATATAGTTTGTAAACTGATATGAGCCCGAGTGAATAATACCACGCTGGCCTTTATGTTTCTTTATAATCTGATCCAGGATCTTAACCACCTTTGGCAGTGAGGCTTCACGCTCTCTATAGGTTAGCTTATGTCGGTTGACAAAAATTATTGGTGACTTTTCAAAGCTAAATGAATTGTCCATACGAATAAAGCGAGCGCCTTTAATGCCCATGATTCTTGCATATGCTCTTGGGTCACCAATTGTAGCTGACATGAAAACTTTAAAGCCAGCTTGTTCGTGTAAGTACTTTTGAATCATCTTAGACTCTTCTACACATGTGAATCTAGCCTCATCTTCTCGCTGGTCAATTACCATGGCTTCTAAGCCAACATCTTTGATTAAGTCACTGTAGTCATCAAACTTACAGTAGACGTCTTTCAGGCGGTCGAAAGCGGTGAATGCGGATGCCCAATCACTTGGTATTGTTTTCTGACCAAACCTCTTCTTGGCGGTCTTCTTAGCAATATCTTGTGCAGCTCTGTATGTAATAGCAATACCTCTAAACTCTTGAATAGCTTTAAAGAGTGGCTCGCGACCTTTAGTTGTCATTAGATCATGTACAACTGCCTGTAATCTATTCTTGGTTTGTGTTTCAGCTGGTATATTATGGCGACTAATAAACCGGTTAAGGTAAACTACTCGGTCAATAATAGACTCGTCGATACGTGCGCTAAAATGGTTCTGTACAATCTCATCTACTTTATGTGCCTCATCAAAGAAGACAAAGTCACGCTTCTTGAACGGAGCATCACGCTCTTGTTCATCCATTCTAGCCTGAACGTAGTTACGTTGGATTAGCCAGAAGCTGTAGTTTAAGAGAGCAACTGGTTGTTCAATCGCACGCCTTCTGTTTTGTAGGTAGCCACAGTGACCATAACAAGAGAGTTGTTCAGCTTGTTCATAGCTCATGCCTTTCATCTTACAGTCACCCAGACTAAATGGTAAGCTGTTGACAAAGCACTCATAGTTATCAACACCTCGAATACTTGGCCAGTTTAGGCTAAGGCGCTTAAAGTCTTTCTCATACTGGTCTTGTAGTGCTAGATCTGAAGTCACTAGATAGCCACGCTTGCCCATCTCCTTTAGGATATATGAGCTCCACATAGCAATGAGTGACTTACCAGTTCCAGTTGGTGCATCAATCACCACTGTAGATTCTGGATCTTCTTGATAAGCAGTCACAATCTGCTCAATCACTTCACGCTGACCTCTCCTGAAAGAGAAGTCCTCACCAAAAACTTTAGTTTCTAGTGCATGGTCTATTATGTCTTTTATAGGTCGTTCCAACAGATAACTTCTTCAACGTCAATATTAGCTTTCTTTAGTAGTTCTACACCACTCATATCACGATAGTCTTCTGAGTAGTAGACTTTTGAGATACCGGCTTGAATAATCAATTTTGCACAATCAAAACACGGGCAAGTTGTAGTATAAAGTTCAGCACCATCGCAATTCATAGTTGACTTAGCAACCTTCATAATAGCATTTGATTCTGCGTGTAGAACCTCACGCTTGGTTACAGCATCTTCTTTAGTACAGCAGCCATCACTACATTCATATCCTTTTTCGATTAGATCTAAAGTACCTTCTGGATCCTCATAGTATAAAGTATGGTCATCCTCGCATTGGTTATCAAAACCATACGGCATACCATTATAGCCAAATGAGATTAATTGTTGGTTCTTAACAATTACACAGCCAACCTTGCGTCTTTTAGCATAGCTTAGCTTTGCAAACTGGTATGCTGTCTGCATGTATATTTTTTCAATTGCGATTCTTGGCATATTTCTTTAAATAAAAAAGGTCATGCATTATATGCATGACCTTTATAAAGTTTATAGTATGTAGTTCTTAGTACTCAGGCTTTTCAATAACACCGTCATCTAATGTTGCGCCATATCCACGCTTTTAAACATCTTTAAGATCTTTTTTAGTAAGACCTTCGTTAACTACCTGATTCGCTAATGCCAAAGTGTTTAGCAGCTGCTGCCTTTAACTCATCATATGTATATTTACCGGTTAGTGCGTCATCTATTATAGTTCCACCCTTTTTACCAGAAGCGTACATTGATACGTGATCGAATCCAATCCAATCTCCACCACCAAATTCGTTCTTTTTATCAAAACCTAAATCTAATGATAATGTTTTAGAAAGTGATTGTCTTCCTAGGAATTGATCGTTATAACCTAATTTACCAGCTTTAATGTAACCTGATGCGTTTACTTTTTCGTTAAGCTCTTTTGTAGAACCATTTACAAATGATTCAAATGTTTTTGTGTATTTCATTTTATGTATTTCATTTTTTGACTCATTAAGATCGTAGCCATCCCAGTCCCATTTGAAACCTTTACCGTCAGCTGCTGTGCCTAGATAACCATACATTCCTCTGCTAAAGCCATCAAAGAAAATAGCTCCACCTTCTTCACCAAGCTCTTCAACATATTCTCTAGCTGCGTCTTCTTCCATTGCTTGAACGTAGACCTCGCCACCTTCAAATGAAAATAAGATTCCTTTTTTAAATGTTAGAGAGTCTCCTTGGTACCATTCTTCACCATCAGCCTCTTCATCGTTCGTTGGTTCGTCATACATGTCGAATTGTGGTAATTCAGAGATACCATATTCCAAAGCCTCTTTTTCTGTCTTAAAGAAATTCACCTGAGCATAATCTGGCGTTCTTTCTGTTACGTAAAATATTTTAGCCATTCTTAATTTATTTTTATTTAGTTTAGTCTTCAGTAGCAGGTGCATCAGCCGACCACGCTTCCATCATTTCATCCATCTTCTTAGCATAGGCTTCTTTCATCTCGTTACATGATGCTTCGTACATTTCAACAGTCATTTCACCTTCTTTAACACCTTCACACGCAGACTCATACATTTCAGCCATCATGCCAGCATTAAGAGCTGCCATCTCTTTCATGTAAGATTCTACGGTATGTTCTTGGTAATCATCACCTTCATATGCTTTAGCTTCGTTACACGCAGATTCGTAGACTTCTTTTAACATTTCAGATGCTAACTTAACTTCTTCAGACTCCTCTTCAGAGTCTTCATCCTCATCCTCGTCTTCATCCTCGTCCTCATCATCGTCGTCGTCTTCATCCTCGTCTTCATCCTCGTCCTCATCAGACTCTTCGCCTTCTAGTTCTTCAGACTCGTCTTCATCTTCTTCGTTAGCCGTCTCTATGCCATCGTCCTCGATCTCTTCAGCTCTGTCTTCAGTTGCCACCTCGTCAGTTTCTTCTTCACTAACGTCTGGTGCGTTTACTTTCTTTGAGTACTCCTCAAATGATAAAATTTTTCTAGCCATTTTCTTTAGTTTTATTTTTGTGCTTAGGTTTTATATATCTTGCTAATCAAATAATATTTTTACGCTTAACACAGCTGTGCCTTTGATTACTCTGTGGATAGTTCCAGCTGGGATATTAATATCCACACCTGTTAGCATTGGAATTGGCATTTCATTGTCATACTGAAAGCGCCAGTCATTGTCTTCAAGAACCTCTATTGTTCGGTCCTCTTCATCCCAGTGCCATTTGAATAAGTGTTCCGGGTAGCTTGAATCAAAATGACGCATGATATAACCATCGTAGCGCTCTTCAGTAAAGGGTTTACGCTGGTCTTCAATCATCTCTATCATTTCTTCGTGCGTTACCATGGTTGATCTGATTTAAGCCCTAGTTGTTTGCCAAAAAGTGTTGGCCCATAACAAGCCCAGAAGCCGGCTTTATTAGGATCTTGTTTAGCTTTAGTGTCACATTTATGTCTTGCCCAGAATGAAGCCGCTGCCCCAGGGTCATCATTCTTAACTGCAAGTTTCGGGTCTCCCCATTCAATCTTCTTAGCTAGAATATTACCGTCTTCATCAGTTCGACCAGTGTTACGATAGACAATAAACTTCTTATTGCCACCACGTTCTGGTGAATCCAGTTTAACCTTCTTGGCCTTACCGCCACGTTCTTTATAGACTGCTGGCTTACCAACTTCAAGGTTTTTAGCCATCCAACCGCTTGGACCTTTAAGAATGATGTTGCCTTTATCCCAGTACTCTTTTACCTCTTCAAAAAGTTTAGCATAGGCCTCACTGCCCAGTCTAAAGAATGAATTGGTTAAGTCAAGGTCCTCATCGATGTGAGCCTTTAGTTCTGGCGATACATTATTCCAATCCTCAAATGTCTTTATAAATTTCATAGTTCTTTTATTCCAGTTTTGTAATCTTGTTTATGTCCATACATCACTGGAAACTCTTTCTCTAGTTCATAGCCCATCTTCTCCCAAAACTTGATTGATTTCTTATATGCATCAATCTCTACATATTTAGCACCTTGTTCTTTAGCCCATCTTTCAAAGTCAGCAACCGCCTTTGAGCCAATTCCACCACCTCTTTGTGCAGCTTTAACTTCAATGTGGTTTAACTTAGCCTTATCGCCTTCAACGTAGCCGGTAATCTTAACACCATCAAAACCTGGATAATAATTTGACTCATTTAAAGACTCATCCATCTTGTCAATTAGATCTTCTCTACCAAGTTGCTTATAAACCTCTTTGCGAGTCTTCTGCATCTTCTCAGCGTAGTCTGGATCGTCGTTGCGATTAAAGACGTATTGTTGAGTTAATGAACCACTAATCTTCTTAACATCCTTCTTGCGAGTCTTAATTAGCCAAGCAGCTAGATCCTTAATAGAAAGATCTCTGAAGCGACCTTCAGCATCCGGTGCATCTGAGTGATGAAAGTCCGGTGCGCCTTTCGGCTTCTTCTCGGTAACAAATTCTTCAAAGAGCTTTACAAATTTCATATCTTCGTTGGTTGCTCTTTCTTTTTTCTTAGCAGCCTTAATTTTATTCTTTAAGATTTCAGCCTCTTTGCGCATAACCAATTCTTGTGCCTTTGCTGAAGACTGACGTAGTTGCACCTTAGCTAGTGAAGCCTTCATCTTATCAGAAGGTTCCGGAGAATCAGCAAGCTCTTTGGCTGTTTTAACTAAATCTTCTTGTTTGCCAACAGTCTTCTTAATCTTCTTGTCAATCTTCTTGACCTTAGACTTAATTGAATTCTTCTTGTTCTTCTTCTCGTTTAAGAAATCATTATATGTTGTATTGATCTTCATTAGAATTTACCAATGCCACCTATTTTTTGTGCTCTTCTGCGCCAAAGGTCTAAAACTTCAGCTCTTGTTTCATTATCTATCACATCTTGTTCTTGTTGAACGTCTAAATATCTGTTAATAGCATCTGCAATCGACTCTTTACGTTTCTTAGCCTCATACCTTAAGCCTTGTAGATTAGCATCTACTTCTTTTGGTAGCATCAAGTAATGATACTTTGGTAAGAAGCCCATTTTAATCAAGGCTCGCATTTCAGAGTCATCTTCATCTGGTTTGCCCATTCTGTAGTTTCCGACACTTTTACCGTCTTGGGTAATATGTTCCATCTCGTGGCGCATTACGTCGGCAAGGTGCATATAGACCGTTTGCCATTCGCCAGGCAGCCACTCATCGTTGATTGCAAAGTCAATTAAGATATAAGGATCCTGATCCACTAGATCGCCTTCATCATCGTAATACTCATCTCTACCGTCAGCGCCAGTTGAATCTAAGACTTCAAAGCCTTTTATCTGCTGACCTTCAACGTCACCAAAGTAGATCGTTGAAGTAAGATCAAAGATTAGTCCACGCTCTTCAACGCTTAGCATAAAGGTCGATAGCTTCTTGCCACTCTTCCAGTCTTTAATCCACTTCTTAAAGTTTTGGCTCACGAGTTTATTGGCTAAGCCATCGTACTTGCTTCTGCCTTCGTTGATAAAATCATTATAAGTCTCTATATGCCTCATGGTTTATATATCATAAAAAAGAGGAGCCACAACGTGACTCCTCTGCTAAAGCTAAACTAAGGCCTAATCAACTATTCACGGCATTTGTCTGGGTGTTGCCTTCAGGTGACGATGTGAATACCTCATCTAGAACCTGCATGCAACCATCTGCATCTGCGATTGCAGATACCAATTTGTCCATTTCGTCAACAATGTGCGGGTGCTCCCCGATCCCAGCCGAATTTGACATATAGTTTTCTAGTTCAGCTAATGCTTCAAGCTTTCTAGCTTGATAGCGCGCTTTAAGTGCTTGTAATTTAAGATTTGCCATTTTGCTCTGTATTTGATTTACGTAGTTCTCCAATAATCTCTCCTAGTCCGCTAAAAATAATAGCTGGAATAGCAAATAACCAAAATCTATCAGAACCAATGTTCATGATAGCAACAATCCAAAAGATAGTTGACTGAATAGACATTTGGTATTTAGAGCAGATTCTAAGGAATGCTCTAAAACCACTAGCCAATTTAGATAAAATGTTTTTCATAAATATTTTAATGCTTATACGAGTTCTAATGTGTATTGTTTCAGATAACGTTGCACTGCCTTCTCTTTAGCCTTGGCTTCTATCTCAATGTCAAGGTCTAGGCCGTAGTCGTCAATCGGATCATAGATGTAATCGGCATGTGCGCGGTTCATTACACTTTCATCTTCGTAAACGCATTTAGCTGAAGAGTAATGGCAAAGTTGTTTGATTGATCTGTGCCAAGTCTTACTAGCAAGTCGGAGCGCTGCTTCTTGATCTAAATGGCCTGGATGGCACCAGTGATGATGATAGTCAAAAGTGATTGGTATATTAAGGTGAGTGTAAAGACCGTCATAGAGGTCCTCTACTGCGTACTGAGACCGCTTGTCGTCGTTCTCTACAACAAGACGTGCTTGTGTAGTCGGTTTAAGCAATTTAAAGTTCTGTCTGAATCTAGCCAGACATTCTTGCTTGCCACCTTGAGTTGTATTAACATGAATGTTGATTGCAGCGTAATGAGTCTCTGGTAAACCCATAAGATCCATGATCTCAGCATGTTGGTCTAATTCTCTAATAGTCTTGTCAACTACAGCCTGATTTGTGCTAGCAAGCACGTTGAAATGACCAGGGTGAAAGGTCAGGCGTTGACCGTATTTCTTTGCCAGATGACCCACACCGTTGAGTAGGATTGAGATCTTCTTATAGTCTGGTAAGTCTTTGAGTTCGTATTCACTCATCCATGGAAAGATGTCGCTGGACATACGGTAAAGCGTAATGCCGTTCTTATGGTTCCACTTGATGATCTCAATTAGATCTCGGATGTTGTTTAAGGTTAGTTCTGATGCGTATGCAATGCCCTTTTCTTGAAAGGTGCGTTTAATCATACCACGATTGGTAGTGATCTTGTCTTTGCGTAGTTCAATATTGATACAGCAGTAGCCTAAATTAGTCATCTTGGTTATTTTTAAAGAGGTGTATGAAAAGGTTTCGTATAAACATAATAGTATAGATTGGCCAGATTAGACCGACTGCAATCCGCTCTTTCATTGTAAAGCGTAGAGCCTTATTGCCCAACTTATCTACAAGCAAGTCGTAGATAAAGTTGAACAGGATTCCTCCAAGTAAGTAGTAAATAATGTGTTGCATCTTAGCCCCAGTCTTTTTCGAATGTGTACCAGTGGTCTGCACCAGCGCAATCACGATGCGCGTCGACCACGATAGTTATAGCATCTTCTTTAGTGATAGTTTCAAGAATGTGCTTAATATTCATCTCAACAAGCTCTTCGTTCTCAAACTTATTCCAGGCCCAATTGCCAAGACCTGTTGTTAGTCGAGAAACTATATTATCAAGATGGTTAAAGCGACTGCCTTGGTGATAGTCACCGTTAGGGTCTGCTGCAATAATTCTACTCCAGATTTCATTAAGACCAAGATCTAAGCGGACCTTTAAGATGGTAGACTCGATTAGATCTTTTGATTTTAGAGCTGCTTGGTAACCATATCCACCAACACCATTACAGTGGACTTCGTTTGCGTTAAATGTATATTCCATGTTCATAATTTTAGTCGTTAATAATAAGCGCTTTGAGACCATCGTTAGTTTTATATCGCCAGCCGTAGATTTCTTCAGCATCGCGATCGATACCACACATCTTAAAACTCTTGAGATTACCAGTCTTAGGGTTCTTAATTATCAGGGTCGTTGCTGGAGTTCCAATGCCAAGCATACTTGCTTCTTGTACAAACGCCTTGTTATCCTTTTGCCAGTCGAATTGTCCAACCTCGAAGAATTGCATTGTTCCGTTATCGTTCCAAAATGGTGTCATAATTGCTTTGTTTTAATTACAGTGTAAATATAAACAAAAAGATTGACACTAGAAAACTTTTTTGCAACTTTTTTGCAAAAAAAAGGGCCCCAATGGGGCCCAAGATCTATCTTGTTCAATCTAAATTATCTAAATCTCATCTTAGGAACAGATACCTTCGGCATGTTCATCTTTGGCATTGCATTTGCCGGAGTTCGAGGCGGCATCTTAGGACTTGGTATTTCCTTTTGGCCTGTTGTGTTCGGTATTTCAGGTGATGGTCGTTGAGCATCTAAAGCCGGTACTCTGCCCATACTTGACTTAGGCGTAGAACGTGTATTTTCATTAGAATCAGGCCCGTCATCACTTTTAGGGTTTGTTATATTACTAACACTTTCAATGGCATATTCTCTTAGCTTATTAATAGCTTCTTCTTTTCTAGTCTTTAACCAGTCGCTAACATAAGATTTACCAGAGTTATAAATATTTGAAACTATATTACCATCAGCATCACTCTTTGCATCCACTTTCGTTTCATTAATAGGAGCTAAGTCTGATTTTTCTGAGGATTTAGCGCTAGACTTATTTTTCATGTCATTTACGCTTAAACCGTCTGAGCCTTTAGCTGGATCTTCAGCGTTATTGACCTTATTTAAACCTTGGCCCTCTTTTGCAGAGAGTTCGCTCTGATTGTCGGTAATCTTAGAGCTACCGTTATTACTCGCATCGGATGTTGTACTTGTGAGATCTTGAGATACTGTAGGATCAGGCGTGCCGTTAATCTTACTCAACACGCTATTCTCTGATCTAAATTTAAGACTATCTCCTGCCATAACATATATATCCTAAAAAAGCCAGACCGAAGTCTGGCTTTAAAGTTATAACAGGATCGTGTTCGTATTATTCAGCTCGGCAGCTATATCTCTTTTTACATCTTAGACTTCTGCTTCGACGGCCTACTATACTTCAGCTGGTCTGGTGCTTCTTCGTCAACAGTGAGAAGTTGATGGCGTGCTTGTAGTTTTCAACCAGGGCACTGCTTTCCGGGTCTTGTTAGCTCAATACAACCGAAATTGCTTCGCTAACTCTGTCATAGTATATAAGGTACTGTTTGCTGTACCGATCCTTTAACAGGTTTCTTGAACTTTAACTTGATATTTGCTTGTAAGTATTGTAGTTTGCTGTAAGAAACCTTATTTTGTTTATATATTAAAGAACTCTACGTCTATTGTTGCCATGTTTACGCTTTAATGTTTTTATACCTTTCGCCCATGATTGTTTCATCCATGATACTAGCTGGCGTAAACTCTTCAGCTGCTATAACCGAAGTCATAATTGCTGGTGAGAATCCACTGATCAGCGCAGTACCTTGCTTGTCAAATCTAACTGGAGACTGACCATTTCTAGACTGAATGTTCCAGTATACGATCTTTGGCATTTTATAACCAGCGTCATTGTACATTTTCTCAATCATTTGTTGAGCAGTTGGGTTCCATTCAGCAGTATTGTCATTTCTGCCCCAGTAACCTCTAGTTGAAGTTGCTTCGTCAAACTCCATATCTGATAGGATCAAGATCTTATCAGGCATTTGGTCTTGTGAGACGCTGTGCTTTACAGCCTGGTCTAGGACTTGCTTAAAGGCTGCTTCAAGGTTAGTGTTCATTGCCCACTCTGATCGGCTTAACTGTTGGAATCTGTCTTTCAAGCTTCCAGTCAAGATCTGTAATTCTGGCTTACCGCTGAAAGTTAAGAACGCATCTTTAAAAGGACCCACATTCTTTTCAGAAATATAGAGACCTAATGAAACTGCAACATCCATACAAGTTACGTTTGGATTACCGCCAGCTGGAGTATTCATTGAACCTGAAACGTCTACCATTGGCAAGATCATTTCGTTGGCTCCTTCCATCCAGTTTGGTAGTGCTTTCCACTGCTCGGTCGCAACGTCAGCGTTTCCTCTGTGCAGAGACTTAGTAATATCGTAAGGATAAACTGCACCAGCATTGATCTTAGCCTCACCTTTTTGCAGTTTACCAATGTAGGCCTCGTATTGATCCTTAGCATTCTTCCAGAACGCTTTTTGATAACGAGCACCTGCAACTGAAGGCAGTTTAGAGAAGTCAATGTCTTCCCACTTCTTAGCACACATTAGCTGCTCAACTACGTTAGTTAGACTAACCAGAACCTTACGGTAAAGCTTTGGCGTTAAGCCCATATGATTACGTAACTTAGCTGCAGTAACTCCTTTACGTGGCATCCACTTTGCACACAGTCCATTTTGATCTTCAAGAAGAGCCTTTTGAATTAGGTTAAAAGCATCCGCTTGTAATTTAGTGTCCTCAAGGACTAGAAGGTCATCCCAACGTCCGAATTCTGGAATTAGGTTGAGGTTTATCTTCAAGGCTTCTGGATGAGACTCCAACAAGTAGCCCATAATATCACGGAAGATTTGACGCTCTCCAGCTCCACCGCGAACATCACGAGCCCAGAACAAGATTTTCATTGCTCGAGTCGGATCTTGGTAAAATGCCTTTGAGAAAGTTGCGATTAAACGATCTTTGTCTTGACCGCGCATAGCACCTATATTAAAGAATAGGTCTACAACTGCGCTTAAAGAGCTACTGTTGGTTGCCATGCCATTTTCAGTCAAACAGTCCTCTTGACGAAGTGCGTCTACTAGTTTCATATCGATAAGTTTAAAGTTCAGTAGTATATATTATGATACTACCAAAAAGTTTCAACTAGAGCACAAAAAAAGGCCAAACAAATGTTTGGCCTTCAATTTATAACTTATTGTTAGCTTATGCTAGTCCATGTTCGTATCTTAAACTCTTCCATCTGCGCCAACATGTAAATTCTCTCATATTGTGTTTATTACGCTAGAAGCATATTGAATGCTTAGTAGCAGGTTCTGTAACAGGATCTTCATGCCTATTGCAATCAGGATAATACCGAAGACACGTTCGACGATGATAATGCCAGTTGTGCCAACTTTGTTTTTAATCCAATCCGCACTCTTGAGAACGAGATAGATCACAACAGAGTTTAAGACAATTGCAACTACAATCTCAAGTTTAGTAAACTCACTTGTCAGTGACATAATCGTCGACAGAGTACCCGGCCCGGCTATTAACGGAAACGCAACTGGAAATATAGTAGCCTTCATGGCCTCTTTTTTCTGCTGCCCGTTATCATCAATACCAAGTACCATCTTAACGCCAAAGTAGAGGATTAAGAATGAACCTGCAAGGCCGAAGTGAAACGTTTCGATGCCCAAGAGTTGAAAGACATATGTACCTACAAAGAGAGTGCCTATCATAATACATGCTGCAATATAAGTGCCCTTAAATGACTCTATTTCGCCATGTGTCTTTCTGAGCTTAATAATCAGCGGCACGTTACCGACCATGTCGATAACCGCAAATAATGTTAACGTTGCTGTTAAAATATTGAGTATTGTTTGCATTTCTATATTAGTATAAGTTTATTAATATAAGTAATTTTCTACCGCTGTGTAAACGAAATCTGAATCTTCATTCATTTCCTCTACTTCATCCTCAGTGGCATCTCGAAAGGTACCGTCCTCGTTTTCAATAGTTGCACTAGCGATATAAGCATCGCAGAAATCTGGATAGTCTCTTGTATCAATTCCATCTACTTCAATGTCGTGTACTTTACTGTAATCTAATTCTACTTTAGTCATAATTTTTATTTTTTAATGGTTTAACTTTTAATTATAGAACAAATATAAACATAATATTTGAATCGGTAAAACTTTTTATGAAGTTTTTTCATTAAAAGGCTTCTCGTAAGCCGGTTTTATCATCTTCCAGATTAATTGTTTCACTTTATCTTCTTTAGTGTTATACATAGCAAAAATAAGTCCATGATTGACTCCATTTAACTCTTGAACTCTCAGTGCAAATTCTTTACGATCAAGTCCATATCTAAGAGTGCTGGAAAGATGTGCCATATGCTGATTGAAAACAAAATCATACTCTTCTTTCAAGCGCACTTCCAGTTGGTTAACCCAATCGTAGAACTCATCCGGAACATCTTTCAACATCTCTTCAGGTAACTTACCAAAAGTCTTTAAGTTTTCCCAGACATCGTAAGAAGAACAGTTAGTCAAGACTCGGTGTAATTTCACATAGTCAGCAAACTTGATCTTACAACGATCTCCATTAGAGAACCTAACGATAAAACCCTCTTTGTTATCCCAGTTCAGCTTTTGAATCTCATTGTAGTCCTTAAAGTCATACCTCTTAACGATGTTAAAAATGCTGTTCTGCCAGTAATCCATACCCAACTCTTCACCAGAAGCAGTATGAATCTCACCTAACATAACTACATCCTCCATGTCACCATAGTTTACAACGATCCGGTTTTCAGGGTAAATAATCTCAAACATGTAAGTATTAGTCACTGTAAGGTGAGAGGTCATATACTTGCTTGTGAAGATCTCCTTAAACTTTAAGGCCTGCTCAGAGGTAAAAGAACCACGTGATGCAAAGACCCATTCACCGTTGTAGTAGAACATGATGCCTAATGAACCATCCATCTTCTCGTAGATCTCAAATTCATTTGTTGCAGTGTGCTTGTTCTCCTCGATGTTAAAGAACTTCTTGAATGGACGAGCAACAATAGTACCCATATCATCTACTACAAGTCCACGGCACTGAAGAGTAACCTCGTCCCAATGTGCATCATACTGAGTTGCTTGAGAGTAGTTGTAAATAGTTAATGGCAGAGTTGGGTGAGTCTGTGAGATCAGCCAACCTTCCGCTACATATCTGTCTAATATGTCTTTAGTTATCTTCATATGCTCCGAATGTTTCTTCCCATTCCTGCGGGGTTATACCGCTGATTAAGAACTCACGCTCGTCAGGGCGCAACTGTGGAATTGCCTTTTGAATTAATGTACCTCTTTGCCAGCGATCAAGCTGTTCTTGAGTAACATTAAGGTCCATCGTGTGAACCTTGCCGGTCAATTGTGATTTCTTTGTGATTTCCATTATCCTACCATTATTTCTTGAACAGCATCAGCCATCCATACGTTATCTTTACCGAGCTCTTTGCGCAATTCAATCTCTCTGGCGATTGCTTGTGAAATGTTGTTGGTTCTAAGGTCGTTGATGATTTCTTGTCCGTTCCAGTATCTTACTAAATATCTCATGTTGTTGCTTTTAATTACAGTACTAATATAATAAAAAAGCCTGACATAAAAAAATGTCAGGCCAATTATTTTGCAAAAAGTTATTAACAATTTGTCATATTCGCTAGTAACTCCAGTCTGCAGCAACGCTTAATTCTAAGCCATGTTTATCTGTAAATTTCTGAAGTGCGTCGATAATTTTTGACTGTAACTTCTCGAACTTAGTGTATTCTTTGCTCATTGTTGCATCACTACCATACTCATCTGGATGTCTATACTGTCTAGGCTCATCTATTTTCATACGAACCTCTCCGTGTTTCATAACTAGAGTAGGTTGTCTTGTATCAATACCCAGCTTTCTGGCTATGTCCTTCATTGCATAGTAGTCCTTGCTAACTTTATCACTTAAAGTATTGAATTGCTTTTCAATTGCAGCTCTATTCTTAGCAATCTTCTTAGCCTCTCTTGGATTAAACGGAGCACCATGTTTCTTCTCATATTCGGCAAATATTTTTACAATATCTTCTAGCATTTCATCGTGCTTTGAAATTGCTTTATATGTACCGTATGTTACATATTTCTCAATTGGTTTTCCACCGTTTGGATTTGGTAATCCTTCGAAGTAGTGGCCTACAGAATATCCTGGACCTCGTGTACTATCACCTGAAGTATATGAAAGAGGAGCATCTTTGTAAGTAGTTGTGCCCATACCAACAACACCAATACTTAGGACTAGGTTACCTCCATAGTTCCATTCTGATCTATAGACTGAAACCTCAAGTCTAACTGGTAGTGCTTTCTTTAAGAATTTAACAGCCTTAATACCTTTACCAAAGTTTAGGTTAGATTTAAGAGCTTGTTTTGCCTCTGGTGAGTTCTTAATTCTCTTTAAGAAGTCACTTGCTGACATCTTTTCATGTTGATTGAAAAGCGGCTCGTTGTTAATTTTATCGAAGATAAACTCTTCGTTTACGAATTGTTCGTATAGTCCTACTTTCTTCACAGTATTGTTCTTTTTATTTTGTTGATATTTATATCGATTTTAGCTATTTCTTTTTGAAACTGAATCTTTTGTAAAGTTAAGGCGTTAATCTCTTGCTTGTATGCATCTTCTTCATCTCTATTTTTAACACTAAGATCATCATACTTGTTGGCAAGGTCTCCTATCTTATCTTTAAGGTCCTTAATTTTAGAGTTGTATTCTGCCTTGGTTGCTTTTTCAAATAGCTCAAAAGATTTTACGTGTTTCATAATTATTTAGGTGCCTTAGCAGACTTTAATTTAATAACTCTATCATCATATCTATTGTATACGGCCGAGATCTCTAATAGTTGTTTAGTAAATTGGCCTTTAAAAACACCAATCTCAACTCCCTTCTTTGCGTTAATGTCATTTAGAATATCAGTGATTACTGGGATTCTTTCTTGGTTTAACTTTTTCATATGGTTTATAATTGTTTTAATGATTGTAAAAAGCCCTCAATATCCTCTGAGAAAATAAGTTCAAATCTATCTTCTAATGCATTAAGGTCTAATTCCCACCATTTACTTTCAAGTAATTTATTAATTGTTTCTTTATCAAATCTTTTTCTAATCTCTTTAGCTGGAAACCCACCTACAATTGTATAAGGCTCAACATCTTTAGTTACCGTTGCATTCGCACCTATTACAGCACCGTGGCCTATTGTAACACCACTTAGTACAGTTACATTCTGTCCAATCCAAACATCGTTACCAATAGTAATCTCACCGTTAGATAAAATGTTACCTTCTCTAGGTTGGCATAGATTAAAACCTGGCAAATATGTAGTTACTCTATTCATGTTATGGTTTCCACTTAGTAGAAATTTGCATTCTTGTGCAATAGAAACAAAATCACCTATATTAAGCTTTAACGTATTAAAGTGTTCTGGTTCTGTGTACACTCTAGACCTTATATAAGGTAAAGGTGAATTAGTAACTCTAGCCTTTTTATGTTTGCCTATTAAGCGAACCAGGCTAGATACACCGTCTTTAGCTTTATTTAGCTCTTCTATTAAGTCTAAAACAATCATACTTTAATTAGTTTTACGTGTTTCATATTGTTTTTTTGTATTTTTCAGCCTCTATTTCTTTAATCTTTTGCGCAATTTGTGGTCCCTTAACGCCAAACTCTCGCATTACCCAATTACCATCGGTTGTTGGTTTGTACTTTAAGAAGGCCTTAATTTGCTTCAGATCTAATCTATTTATCTTCGCAAACTGTGTAATTACATCCTTGTCAACCTTGGTGGTCACCCACTGCTTGTAAAGGTCAAACACATTTTCAGGCTTAAGGTCCCTCAGGTTCTTTAGAAAGACCACAGCATTAACCTCGTCTGACGTAAAAGTCATCCTATTCATCTCCTTCTTAATCATATCGTTTGAGTTCATATCAAACAGGTGAGTCAATTGAATAGGCCAAGTGTTAGTATTGACAAAATTGGTTGAAATTACAAGATTTGGAAACATAATATCCCATAGACTAAAGTGACTAACCATATTTAAGTAGTCGACTGGCTTCTTTGCAGATTCAATTGACTTCTTAAACTCATCACGAATCCTTTCAGGGCTAACACCTTCCAGGCTATTGTCGGTCAAGATAGCATCTGCCGTCTCCTTCTCTAGTTTAGAACCAGTCCTGCCTGCAAATCTGAGTGCTCTCAGCTTTCTTAATGGATCTTCAGCAAATCGATCAGCAGCAGCGCCAACAGTTCGAATCTTCTGGTCCTGGATGTCTTTTAATCCTCCAACCAGGTCAACAATCTCGCCTCTACCAATATCGTAAAAGAGAGCGTTGATTGTTAAGTCTCGTCTAAGAACATCCTTGTCGATGGTTGAGTATTTTACAGCATCTGGTCTGCGACCTCCTGAAAGGTCCTCTCTAAACGTGGCAATCTCAACTCCATTCTTATCTGAAGGTATTTGCACAATCACAACACCAAACTGCTGCCCAACCTCTCCAATCGTAGAGTAACCAGCCCCTTGGACCATGTTAACCACCTCTTCTGGAAAGGCATCAGTTGCAAGGTCAAAATCCTTAGGCTTTTTACCCATGATTGCATCTCTGACAGCACCGCCAACAATATAGAGCTCCTTACCATTCTTTTGGAATAGTTTATGTAGGTCTATAATATCTGAAGGCACATTGAGCCTAAGTGAGCTCTGTGCCTCGTTGACCATTTGGAATTCTGTAAATGTTTTAAGTTGCATGTCCTATTTATTAGATTTATTTTGTTAATTTTCTGGTAAAAGGATAATGTTAGTATCAATTGGATTCTTAAAACCCATTTGCATTTTAGGTCCAAAGATTGACATCATATCCCACATTTGAAATTCAGTATAACCGTCTTCATCTTGCCTTGTCTTTAATTCTTCAATAGTAACCGGTTTAATGGTACCTGAAAAATGTACAAACTTATTCTCATGAGCTAACCATACTTCATAACCATATTCGGTTACTTTTACTTTAACATCGTGGTTGATGTTGAATTTAATTCGTTCCATTTTATCTAAGTTTTACTTGAAATCTGTTTTCCATTTTTTCTAAAGTCTCATCAGGAACTCCATGCTCATTGATTCCACCGTGACGGTTCTCAACAATTAGTGAGAATACTGCAAAGTCATACTTTTCAGCCAATTCATAGTAAGGTTTCATTTCCCATTCTTGTGTGAATGTGTTAGAAACGATAACTGTATTATAGCCGTAAGGTTGCATATAAACATCTGTCTGTTTTTGACACCATTCATGTGCTTCCTTTAATTTAGAAGCATCGAAGTTGTATTCTCCATTTTTCATAAAGAACATATCGGCCTCTACATGACCTGTCTGTGCATTCATTAATGATTTTGCTAATGATGATTTACCACATCCTGGTAAACCTCTAAGTAAATATAATATCTTCATAATCTTAAAAATTAAATGGTTTAGTTAAAGTTTTCACAATATAGTCTTTACAGCTATATGCTAAAAATGTAGATTTTTCAAAACCAGATTCTACAATTTGTTGTAAACCACTACCATTACAAACTCTACAATCTGATTCAGTTGGATTGCTATTATCTCCGTAAGTATCATTATAAGTACAACCACAATCTACACTCATATACCAATTCTTCATTCGTATAGTACCTCTTGAATTTCTCATAGTAAATGAAATCCAGTCTACTACTTCATATTCCTCTGAAGTGGTTTTAACGGTTCTAACTCCATTAATGATTACGATACCATGTGATGGTATTCTATAAATACTTCCTGCTTCTGGTTTCATATTTTAAATTTTTGTTTATATTTTTAAAAGTTACCTGGAGCTACTTGAAAACAGCTGATACCATTCTCTCTCCACATTTTTACTACTTTATCTCGGTCATCAAAGACACACATGATCTCGTGGCCTGCTGCCATTTCTTGATCTAACCACTCTTTCTTCAACACGTCATCTGGCGTGAAAGAACCCTGCATTCTCATGAACAAGAAGTCTGGTTGAATGCCGTGCTGTGCTAACCAATCTTCAGTCTGTTGACGACTAATAGAGTCTCGACCACTAAAGATACCAACCCGAAAGCCAGCAGCCTTCATTGCTTTAAAGCTTGCAATCACTGGCAAGTTTGGCTCATCCAAAGAGATATTCTCTGGTGCAAAGAAAGTCTTCCAGTTAATTTTACCATTTGGCTTAGCTGCCAAAACACGTCTCTTATCGATCAAGGCCAAAGTACCGTCCAAATCGAATATTACTGTTTGTTGTTTCATCTTGTTTTGTTTTACAGTGTAAATATAATAAAAAAGCCCGAGACTAAAAAATCTCAGGCCATCTTTTTTGCAATTATTTTTGAGTACTTATCTCAAAACTTCTACAAATCCAACTTTATTAATATCGTTGGATTCAACACGCATTACCAATCGATATACGAACGTTGATTCACTAACATTAGAACCCCACCATGTGCCATCCCAATATTGATTGGTATCTCTTGTTTCAAATATAAGTTGACCATTACGTGTATAAACTTCTAACAGGTAATCTGAAACCGTCAATGTATCATCAAATATAGGTTTCCAATAATCATTCATCATATCACCATCAGGGGTGAATGCGTTTGGAATATGGACTTCTTGTGCGAATGCAGTTGCTCCAACAAACATTGCCGCTATTACTAATAACTTTTTCATCTTTATTTACCGGTATATCTGTTTACTTCATCAATACAAATGCAATTCTTTTCTCCGTAGATGTGGCCATTGGATGCTGATGTTCGAACCCAAATTTGTTCACCATTCTTATCTACTTTATGAGTATTACAACTCCATTGCATACACGTTTTCTCACAAGAAGAAAACAAAACACAGGCCGTTAAAAATGTAACGAACCCTATAAAACCACATACTAACTGTTTCATGATTATTTGATTATGATTATTTGATTAAATTGTTTTTATTCATTGTTATAAATGTCTACTCTTAATCCGATAGTGAAAGTTAATATTGTCCACTATAGTCTCTATTGCCTGGATGTTACTCAGTTCTCGAATGCGTTTGATCGCAAGCTCTTTGTAGTTAGCTGCAGCATTCATTTGACTTTCATTCTTACATGATGATATTACATCAGTGCATTTGTCGTAAATAGCTCTAACTCTAGCGTCCATTGTTTCTAGTTTAAGATTTGCAATACTGTTTTCCAGTCTGGGCATTCTTCCGAGCCAAACTTAATTACTTGACCTTTGAACTCTGCAGCACCATTGTTTGGTCGGTCGTCGATCAGATAGTCACCGATCATTAAGTTCTTGTTGTGTGTGAAAATAAGTCTTCGGTTAACCTCATTACCAAGGTGTTGCTCTGCCCAAACTCGTTTTGCAGTTAGAGACTCTGGATTAGCCCAAGGTGCTGTTGATAAGATGTAAACGTCAAATCTTGGGTCGTTACTGAGTTGCTTGAATGCTTCTACCGCACCTGGCATTGGCGCTGCTTTGTAGAATGGTTCTACATCTTGGTCGATAATCGCGCCAACGTCAAAACCGTCTTCACCGAGTGCATGGATATATTTTTCGTAGACTGCACCGACTAGATCGACGAGAACGCCATCCATGTCTATGTAAACTACTTTCTTATCCATTCTTGCTGTTGCTTTTTACGTTTGACTTAAATAGGATTGAGAATAAGAAGTTCAATCCAAGTGCTTGCCAGAAGCCGATTGAGTTGACTCCATCGACTGCAGGTTCTAGACATGTATTCCACAACCACATGGTTGGAAATGCCATTAGCAATGCTATTAAAGAGATAGCAGTTAACCCGATAAAGAAGAGTCCGATAATTTCTAATAGTTTGTTCATTTATGTATGTTTTTAATTACAGTACTAATATAATAAAAAAGATTGACACTAGAAAACTTTTTTGCAATTATTTTGCAGATTTACTCAACAAAGTCAAATGTCTTAATCTTATGTTTGTCCATCCAGCGCCCAATGAAACCTTCACCAACACCTAGATCTATAATCTCATATTTGTGATCGATCAGGGGCTTCTGAGCTCGAGCATTATTCACAATGTCAACACTTTTAAGAGTGACTAACATGTAGTGTTTTTTGCCTGTTTTAGTCTTACGGTAAACTGCGACTGTTGGTGGCTTCTTAAATTCTATCTTGTCTAAGTCTTTTAGTTTCATTTCCAAAATAATTGAATAGCGATTAGGCCAACCGATAGTGCGAGAGAAACTCCTGTTTTTGCAGTTATACCTTCACCCATGAAAATATATGTCATTACTGTAAAGATCAGGATTCCACTGGCAAAGCCAATAAAACGGCCAGGCCAAAGCATTCCATCGAAATGTTCAACTACTAGTCGGGTTGCCTGAATTAAGATGTAACTGATAATACCACCAAAAGCAAAAGAAACTAGCCATGGGTTCTTCTTAAACCATGGCCATACAAATTGACCATTCGTCTGTACCCAAATCAAGCCCTGGCCTAAGAAGAAGAGCAGGAAGCCTAAGAGCAGATTCAAAACAGATTAGTTGTTTTAGTCAACATGTGACTGATGAATGAATGTCTGTGCATTGGTGTAGCGCCCTCGTTAACGATTGCGTCTCTGTGTTGTTTGGTACCGTAGCCTTTATTACTACCCCAGCCAAATGCTGCATACTCCTCCATCTGGCTCAAATCTCGCATGTAATTATCACGTTCGGTCTTTGCTAGAATCGAAGCTGCTGCAATACTAACGTATATGTTGTCTCCGCCAACGATGGTTCCGAAAGGTATACCATTGTACCCATGGAACTGATCCCCATCAACCAGAATGAACTGGAACTCGTTTTCTTCGGCTATTTTATCAAGGCATTGCTTCATACCGTTCAGAGTCGCTTTCAGTATGTTTGTGGACTCGATTTCCTCTACTGGAATATGAACTATTGAATATGCAAGTGCGTTGTCCAGAACTAGCCTACGAGCTTCTACCTTCTGTCCTTCAGAAAGTAACTTTGAGTCTTTAATCAACTCATGTTGAAAACCATGTGGCATAATACACGCAGCAACGGTAACTGGGCCTGCAAGTGCGCCTCTGCCAGCCTCGTCGAGGCCAACCTCTGTTATGTCGAGGTCGTTCATATGGCTTGATTTTAGTAGGATCTGCTTCATTTATAAACTTATTTAGAGTTATATGTGAAGCTCTAGAATTGTTTAGGACTCTTTCTTAGGTCGATCCCATCGCATCTGGTTCTCAGCTCTGTACATACCACACTTTTCGTAGAACTCTACGTTCTCGTCTGAACAGTTTAGGATTGTCTTGTAACAATTCTTCTCTACTGAAAGTTTAAGTAGATCTTCAATCAGCATTTTACCTAAGCCTAAGCCTCGGTATTCTTCAGCTACAGCAACGTCTTCGATCAGGGCAATTCTATTACCTGATCTGATAATTTTATTGACTGTAATTAGAGAAGCAACTCCAGCAATTTCGCCGTCAACTTTAATGACGCGATATGTAATGCTATTGTCACTTATTATTTTCCACCATTGAACTGGTGCTGGTTCTGTAAAGCCGAATGCGGAGCTATAGATCTGGCAGATTCTGTCTAGATCATTATAGCCCGCGTCTTCGATTGTTATTTTTCGTTCTTGTGTCTCCATTGGTCATACCTTTTCACGATGTCTTGTAAAATCTTAGCTCTCACTATATCTCTATCGTTGAAGATGTGAGTGCCGACACCTTTTACATTTCCGATTAACTCGATGAAATTAGGTAATGAAACTCTAGATGCTGCAATGTCATGTTGACTTACGTCTCCGGTTACAATAACCTTTGAGTCTCTTCCCATTCGAGTTACAAATAACATTAGCTGCTTAAAGGTTGCGTTCTGGGCTTCGTCGAGAATCATAAGTGAGTCGTCAAACGTATCGCCTCGCATATATGCTAAAGGTTCAAACTTAATAATATTCTTGTCGAATAAGATCTTAGTCTCTTCATGTCCAATAATCTTCTCGATGTTAGACTTGTAAGATTTCATGTAAGGATCTACCTTCTCATCTTTACCACCTGGTAGAAAGCCCAACTTCTCACCAGCTTCCTGGATTGGCTTACATAAGATGATCTGTTTGATCTTCTTCTCCTTTAAGAGTTTAAGTGCTGCGAAACAAGCCGTAAACGTTTTCGAAGTTCCGGCTGGCCCGTAGCAAAATGTTATTTCATTGTTTTCAATTTGGTTTAAATATTTTTGTTGTGACTGCCTTAATTGTACTCTCTTTAGCAGTTCGTTATTATCTCCTGTGTTGGTTCGTTTTGTCATTCAATTTATTGTGTTTAATCCCCAGCCATTATGACTAGCTCCTTTAGCTTCATTAGTCGTTCACATTTTTCATACTCTTCGATCTCCTCGAAGTATCTAACCATTAGATCTATAAATTTAGACCTCTGACTTATGCCATGAGGTATCTCTATTAACCTATCATCGTCCTTGAATACTATGAAGCGGTTCACCGTCTTAGTAAAGTTACGTGTGAGTTGGTAATAAGATGCTCTCATCAGACTATCCTTGTCCGAGTTTGAAATAAATCCGCTCATTATCGTATTGCCTTCTTTTTTCATATATGATCTGCGAGTACGTTTATTGTACCGCACATCATATATATTTTTGCTGGCATACATCCTAACTAGAAATTAAGATTAAAAATAGTAGTATATCTTTATGGTATAAGTTTAGTCTTGATTCGATCTAAACTTGCTTTCTACATACTTAGCCTTCATTTTCTGCTTTCTCTTCTTAGCAGATGGCTTAACATGTTGTTGGCGCTCGCGTAGTTCTTTGAGCTGTCTTGTACGTATTACTTTAGATTTATATAGCTTAAGGGCTTTTTCAATGCCACCTTTACCGACTTCAATTTTCAACATATTCTTCGATTTCTTTTTTAATGTTTAACAGTGTGGCACATTTTTCGTAGGACTCTTTAGCCTCGTAGTATTGAATCATACCATCTAAGACTTTTAACTTTTTCTCTGATTCTAGATCTGAAAGAACAACGTAACTTGGATGTTTTGAAATGGCTTCATAAAGTGCTTGATAGAACTGATCTCTATGTGTAAAGATTAGACTGGCCATCATTCCGTAGAATGGTGAGCCACGATGTGGATCGTAAAAGTTCATAAACATTTCTGAATCATCCATTGTTTTGTTTTATCTTTTCTATATATTCTAACTGCTCTTCGTTTAATTCTGGGTAAGAAGCATGTATTTTTACTAAGAGAGATCCCCTTTGTTCTGTGCCGTAAACTGGGTAGCCTTTCTCTTTAAGTCTTAATGTCTTTTCTGGGTAAGTACCTCTTGGTATCTTTAGGCTGATCAAGCCTTCTGGTGTTTCTAGTGGAATTGAACAGCCTAACATAATATCATACCATGGTAGGGTTTTCTCTAGCCAGATGTCGTTGCCTTGCATAATAAACCTACTGTCTGAGATAACATGGATCTCGACTACAAGGTCTCCGTTCGGTAGGCTTGTGTTAAGTTGATGTGGATAGCCTTTGCCGGCTATTCTGAAACGCTGGCCTGTTTTTAGACCAGGTTTAAACGTCATTCGGATGCTCTGCCCGTTAACGTCAAAAGTTTTAGTTGTGCCATGAAATGCTTCATCAAATGAAACATGGATCTGGACTCTAATGTCTTGTCCTTTTTGTCTTCTCTGTTGGTTGTTGAACGCATTGCCAAAGACCTGATCGAACATGTCGGACATGCTGTAACGATCCTGTTGGTTATGCCGCGCAAAGAAGTCTTGTTGCCTTCGTTGATTATCATAATTTGCTCGCTTATTTTCGTCACCAATAGCTCCGTATGCTTCGGCGATCTCTTTAAATTTTACATCATCGCCACCACTAATATCCGGGTGATATTCCTTGCTTAGTTTACGATAAGCCTTCTTGATTTCATCCTGTGTTGCATTCTCGCTAACACCTAATGTATCGTAGTAGCTCACTGGCTTTTAAAGTTTGGTCTAACTTTTATTACCTTGTCTTCGTTAATCGGCATGTCTTCACGAAGATCGCTGCGTAGTTTCTTTTCCTGTAGCTTACTAACTTTCTCGTCACGCTTAAGCTTCTTCTCTTCAATTACATTTTGTTTATCAAGAGCATCTGCAATGCGTTTAAGTTGAGCTGCTATATCTTTAGCTGTCTTTTCTTCCATGTCTATTCTTTATTAGATCTGAGTCTCCGTTTTGAAAGTCTTGGTATGGTAATGACTTATCTTTCTGGCCTTGTTGTGGCCCATTTATCATTATAACATCCTTATGTGGATTTGTTTCACCGATCCTGCTTCTAAGCCAGTCGTCAAGGTCTTGGATTGAGCCTTGGAAATGTCTGATCTTCATCAGTCTATCGTCTTCATCTTTAAGGTCTGCTCTGGCTTCGGTTTCATCTACTTTATAGACTCTCTTGATAAATGCATTGATGTCCTTCTTGTCGTAGCCAAGCAGATCACCAACGTATCTTGCCTCTTCTGGCGTATCATCACTTAAATACCCACCCTTCTTCTCTGCATAGTCTGCAAGTTTCTGAGCAGCCTTCTTGTTGTTCTTGTACATTACCCAAGCCCTACCATCAGGTTTACCTTTAACTTCAATTGCTTTAAGTCCATTATCTAGACCATGTTGCATTGCCTCTAGTTCACTCTCGTTATTAGGTCGATAAATCGGAGCATCCATTGTTGAAATAAATGCAAGTTCTCTTTTACCGTCAATCACAGTCTGAACGCCTTCCATTGTATCGTAGGCTTCAGATGCTTTAATTTTTTCGGCAACAAATTGTTCAAAGAGTTTTATGTATTTCATATCTTTAATCGTTTTCTATAGTTGCGAGTTTTGTATAATATTTAGGATCCTCAAAAAGGTGATCTCTTGCTATTTCCATCGCTACTTTTTTATCATTAGTATGTTCCATCTCAACTGAGATTCCTTTTTCATACTCAGTATCTAGTTCGTCTAGATCTACTTCATGTTTTTTAGCAATATCCTCTAATGACATATTCCCAGATATTCCTCCTGAAATTACTTCCTCATTAATAAATTCTTCAAATAGTTTTATATGTTTCATAGTTATTGTGATTTTTCAAGCTTCCATGATTTTACACTCTTCTTAGCATTAAAGATAATAAGAGCATCAAGATCTTCTTGAAAGTCTCGAGGGTCGTAATCGGAATAGATAGCTCCGGCAAATCCGTTTTTAATTAATAGCTTGGTTCCGTCTAGTCCCATTACAATTTCAGCAGATGGATTACCAACAATTTCATTCACCCACTCGTCTGCATCTAATCCATTATCTTGAAATAGTTTTTGGATTCTATCTTCAAAGACATCACAAATCTTTCCGATAATCTTCGCAGAATATTGATTGGCTCCTCCGTTTTCTATCATATTAACATACCATCCATCGTCTGAATGTTCCTTCTCTAAGGCAAACCACATCGGTCTGGTATTAAGAGCCTTGATAGGTTCTCCAGCAACATGATATACTTTACCGGTTACTTTTTCATTTTTAATGTAAGGACTTTGATAGTTCTCTTCATTAACGAATTGTTCAAATAGTTTTATGTATTTCATGATCCGTAGCAGCAACCGTTTTTACAAGAGTCACAATCACACTGACAGTGGCATCCATTTGTAGTACAAGATTCGTTACAAGTACAGTTTTCGCATTCACAATTTTTACAAGCCATGATTAGTAAGTTTTATTTTATATATCAAAGAAAAAAGCCAGCTCTAAAGCTGGCTTTCCGGGGCCCGCACCACTGCGGTGAAATATAAGTGATACGCAGTTTATATATCTAGCTTGACTGTGTCTGTTACTTTGTCTAACTCTTTTTTAATGACAATACATTTTTCAAAGTCTTCGTCCTCTTCAAAGTGCTTAAGCATAATATCGAGAGTCTGTTGTAGTGAGACAAGCTCATCGTTCTCCATATTACGTAGATGCCATTCACCAAGACCATTCTTCTCAAGCTGTTTGTAGTTCTGTTCAATAGCCTCGAGCATCATGCGTTCTCGGTATTCCTCTAGTTTGGCTTCGAAAGCACCGTTGCTCTCTTCCATAAAATCTTCAAAGTTAAAATCGTCTTCCATATTATTGCTCTGTTTTAAATTCTCGTTGATAAACTGCGTGGATGTCCTCTAGATTATTTATCGGATATGCTGAGCGGTCCGAAGTGTAAGCTACTGTTACATCATCATATGCTTCAATAGCCTCGATCTGAACGATCGATTTTGTGCCCTGTGGTATTACCCAATCGTTTACTTTAAACATAATCTTAGTCTTATCTTTAATTGCAGTGTAAATATAATAAAAAAGATTGACATAAAAAAATGCTGGGCCAACTTTTTTGACCCAGCATCAAAGTTTTTTAGAGAATGTTGACCTTAGTCACTTTCTCTGATTTGCCCATTGTGAGTTCTAGAAGCCCGTTCTCGAGTTTAGCATCGATCTGCTCAGCGTCAACTTCATCCGGTAGCTCGTAGACTTTCTTGAAAGACGTCTTAAAGTAAGTTGTGTCTTCTTTTGCAATTTCGGCTGCGATCGTTAGCGTGCGGCCTTCGACTTCTACCGAGACATCTTCTTTCGTGTAGCCTGGTAGAGCCAGCTCAACCAGCAAGTTAGAGTCTTTCTTAGTCACCTTTGGTGAACCATAGTTTAAGTTGAAGTTGTCTAGGACTTCGAATCCGTTCCATAGTAGGTCTTCAAAAATTGTTCTTCTCATTGTACTTAAGTTTTATTTTGTTAAAGTTAAGTGGGCGTTAACGCCCATACAACACTATATGTTCAAATAGTATACCAAACTAAAAAGTCACCACTTTTGTCATATTTTTATGCGCAGCAGTGACAACCTGTCATTTATACAGCTTCCCTCTCTACTTTAACGCCGTTGATATGTGTTAGGCCTACAGACTTCCAAGTAAACATCTTAGTGTACTTGTCAAGCAATTCCCATGCTTCTTTTTCATCAGTGGCTTCAACAGTACAGTCGTCGAAGTCGAAGTCATTGTAACCAGGTACGAAACGTACTCCTTGGAAATAGTACTTGTTCTTTTCTAAATTTGCCATAATATATTTAAGTGTTTATTAATTTTCTACTCTGTCATGAACGCTGATTGGTGAATCTGATGGGAAACGGCTATCTGACGTGTATATAAAGTTTCCGCCGGCCATTGAATGTTGACCTCTCTTATAGATCTCAACCGGAACTGCGTGTAAATGTTTCTTGCCCCAAAGCACTCGCTCAATTAAGATAAGTGAATCTTCTGCTAGTTTGTCGATAACCTCATTGTCAAGTTGATCGTAATAAAGGTCAAGCCTGTCATGTTTGCTGGTAAGACCCATGTTGGTGCAGTCACCAAGTACATTCTTGTAGACGTATGTCGATACTTTGTTCATCTTTGTTTAAGTTTTAATTACAGTACAAATATAAACAAAAAATCTGACACTGGAAAACTTTTTGGCAATTATTTTGCAGAAAAGTCAACTGGCTCAACGCCAATCTTATCTCCATTTCGAATAGTCTTTAGTAAGATTACTTCAATTGGGTTCTGTCGTTGATTAAACATTTTAGCTTGGTGCTTAATGATATTCAAGTGCTCCGGAGTATAACCACCGGCTAAGATTACAATCTTCTTAAGAGTTGGTATAATCTCGGTGTCGAACGGGTATCTCAGTAGTGACTTTGAAAGGTGCTCGTCGTCTAAGAAGTTTCCATTCTGAATTCCACTCTGACACTCGTAGATTGAGATTGGTTTACCATTCTCGTCGATCTCTACACCGTCTATTCGCCCAGCGTCCTCTATCGGCCATTCAGCGTCCATCTGTTCTAACTTCATGTCAGTTGCTTTACAAACTATGTTCATGAACCTCGGGCCGACTGTGGTCATCCTTTCATGTGCATTACTAAAGTTACTGCCTTCGAAGATGACTCCATTTTGATTTGAGCTTGAGCCTCTACCTTTAGCCGGCTTTTCAAGTTCAATCTCCATATCTAACATCCAGTCAACAAGTGACAAGAAAGCATCAACTGTTGGTGGCTTAATATCCACCCAGTTTTTTAGAACGTTTACAGCATCAGCTTCGAATAATTCTGCAACATAGGCACCAAGATGTTGAATATCTTCGGTTGAATTGCTGTAGCCGAGCCGCATTGTTGCGTCACCAATCTGCCATTCAACTTTAACGCCATTGATGTAAGTGTAAAGGTTGTTCTCACCGCGACTTAGATTAGCATCAAGACCACGGCTTTCTAATATCTCTGAGACATCTTCAATGTTGTCTCGCATAAATGTTACTACTTCTTGTTTTGTCATATTGCTCTTTAGTTACAGTACAAATATAAACAAAAAGATTGACACTAGAAAACTTTTATGAACTTTTTTGCAGTTATAAAACATTTACCCATGTGTTCCATCAATAATTGATATACCATGATGAATACCAGAAATTAAATCATCTTTTTCATAACCCAATTTATCATCATCTATGTACTCACCAATATTTAAACCAATATCATTCCCTAAGTCACTCAAATCCCCATTAAATTTAATATAAACATCTAATCCAATTTTTATAATGTTAGTATCAGAGTTTTTATGTAGTAACCTCTCACATAATTTATTAAAGTCGTCATTATTCAAGAAATGATAATTCCCTTTAAACATAACACTATTTATGTTTGTATTTATTTTTTCAATTTTATTTTTCATATTTTTATTTTAAAACGTTTTATAACAATGTATATGATTAACTTCACTTTGTTAGAAAGGAGCGCCATCTACAATCCCCATGCCAGCAAAACGTAGCATTAGATTTGCAGTCGCTTCAATATCCTTCTCACAGTAGTCTTTAATACGTTCATTGTTACCACCTTCCCAGTAAGACTGGTTAACTTGATAGCCTGCCATATCATCTTTTGGTGTTGGAATATCAAGTACTTCTGCAATCAAGCCTAAGCGAGCCGAACCAGACCAATTACCGAACTTCCAAACTTCTTGCGTGTCGATTAAGCAGTTCTCCCATGGTTTTTGTTTATGTAGATGAAAACTACGAATGACCGGTACTCGGTGTACTAAAGCTCTCTTAATGATATAAGGTAGATCGAAGCCTTTTACGTTGTGGCCAACCCATTTCATATCTGGGTATTTTTGCATAATAGCTCCAGCAGTCTTCATAAAGTCTTTCATGATCTGAGCCTCGTCGTCGCCGTAGAATGATTTGGCACTAAAAGAGGTTGGCATGCCAGTCTCGTCAAACTTAATCTGACCAATTGAGATACAGACGATCTTACCCCATTCTGGAAAGAGGCCTGCCATGCGTGGCCACATTTCGTGATAGTCCTTAATCTCAGCAAGCTCTGTTCTGTTTTGCTCTTTTAAGTAAGTAGTCTTCTCTTTCCAATAGTCTTCGAGCCTTGGATTCTGATCAGCAAGCTCTTGAAATGTTTCGGTCTGTGTGGTGGTCTCAATATCGATGAAGACCATTTTCTTAAGTTCGTCTAACGTATACATGTAAATCCCTTTAAATAAAAAACGCCTAGTGTGAACTAGACGTTTATTATATGAGATTAATCATTCTTGTTTCTTAACCAGCGCCAGATGATGCCGATTAATGTGTTTGCTTTGTAGCGTTTACCTTTATGGTTTAATAGGTAGTTTTTCTTCTCTTTATTCATAATGTTAGTTTTATGCCCAACCTTCCCAATCGCGATATGATCTTAGATGTGTATAAGATTCATATGGTAGTGAAACTAACACATAGCCTCCGGAAATAGAGTATGGCAAGTTCTGCTCATTTAGCCAATACGGCGGAGCCTCGTCTATTCTCTCATTCAAGAAGTCGAACATTTCGTCAATTTGCATGTGGTGTACCCACACGTTTATGATTATACAGTTCATGTTAGCTTCTGCCATCTTATTCTTCGATTGAAAACCTCTTTGGGTCTGATTTTATTGTTTCTTTAATGTCTAAATCTATATACTCGTCTACTTTAGCCTCAGCTTCTTTACTCAGTGGCTTACCGTAGTAGTCTTCGTACAGCTTCTTGTAATACAAGCCCATTACACCAAATGGAACTCCTGGTTCGCTAGACATTTCAACGATCCAAGGTTTATCATCTTGATCTACCATCACATCCATGGTGTAAATATCAAGATCGGTGTGTTTGTCATAGAACTCTTTAAAAACACTAAGCCAGCTCTCAGGTACCGACTTCTGCTTTAAGACATAGTTGAACTTTAACTTGTCGTCAGCTGCTTTAGTCATGTTCTTAGTATCATCGTTTGCAGCCACTCTCTGCACCCACATGATAGGTTCTCCACGCCAAACAAAGATTCTATGCTCTTCTTTAATATCGATCTTCTCGTTAAAGACTGTAAACTTAGTTAGGTCAGCCCCTTCACAATCCTCAAGTTTATCGAACTTGACAATGCCCAGTCCAGAATATCTGTTGTCGGGCTTTGCAATGATCGGAAACTTAAGTTGATCTAGATCTTTCGGATCTGAAACAGTCTTCGGTACATAGTCTGAATCCTCGTGTAACTCGTGCCACTCCTTCTTAGAAGCTACTCCCATCTTAGCGTCATACTTATTGTAGATCAGCTTCTCGTCGTAGCCTGTTTTCGTTAGCCTTTCGGTGTGGATGTTACAGTAGTTCAAGACTGGACCTGAAACCGATTTCGGATCGTCATCTTTCGTAAAGATCTTAAAGTACTCTTTCACGTGATAACCTTCTAGATTGATATATCTATGGTCATGATTAGATTGCGCGACTGCACAAGTGATCTGCTTTAGCTCATCCTGTACTGCCTCTACAATAAAATCGTTATAAGTACTTACCTTCTTCATAGACTATATATCTACGAAGGAAAGACTTCGATTTTGCGTTCTTCTTCTACTAGATCGTCCCAAACACCAACGTAGCGAGTACCTCTGACAATATGGTTGTCAATCCAGTGATAGTTACCGCCTCTTGGCTTATTCATTAGTAGACCATGGTACTTAAAGCCGTGTTTTTCTAACCAAGCCTCAGTTACCACTCTATGTTCTTCAGTTCTGCTGGTAAAGAAGGTAATGATATGACCTTCATCATACCATTTGTTTAAGGTCTCTCTTGCGTCTGGATAAGGCAAGCATGTTGCCATTCTCGCAGGTTCTTCGTTCGGTACATCTTCTGTAATTGTACCATCAATGTCGATTAAGTAATTCTTTACCCATTCCGGTAGTATCGGGCTAGCGTTCTTGCCCAATTCGTCTTGTACTCTTTCTAAATTCATATATTATGGTTTTCTCATGAATGAAACTGTAATGTAACGGCGGCCATTATAAATTGGCCTTGCTCCGTGCAGGTGAGTCACCATACCTGGATGCAGAGTTGCCGTACCAACTCGATCTGGATTAGATAGTTTATTGTATTTCGGGAACCATGTACCACCGCCATCAAACTCGTCATTTAGTTTGACAACTACAGTTACATGACTAAAGTCATGGTGCAGTGAAAGGTGTGCTTGTCTATCTGGCGTATACCTTGCTAAGAAGCTTTCAGCTTCCATGTTTAGCCAGTCATCACCATGTAGATCCCAAATGTGAACGCAGAGTGGATAGACAAAATCTTTTAGAACTTGATCGTAGATCTTACCCATACCAATGTCTTGTAATAAGACATCATTTGTCGGATAGAACTCATGTCGATTCTCAGTCCAGTTATTCTTAGCCTCTGCCAATGCAATTACTTCAGTACAGAACTTCTCGGTGAAGAGCGGAAACTCGTAGATGTTGTCTCCTAAATCATCTAAGATCAGATCCCATTCTCTATGCGCAATAATTGGATTAATATACTTGTTGGTCCAAGCTGCCCAATCTCTAGCGTCCAAGATTTCAAAATAATCCAGAACTTGCTCTGTTGTAGATTCTGATGCCGGTCTATTCTGAACAACATAATTATCTTTCGTAGCAAAACTCTTTAATTTAGGTTTAAACATTTTTGCAACGTCTTTACGCGGATGCTTCATCTGCATCGCCATCAGATATTCGTCAGATGGTATTATATTAGCTTTGATCTTGTCGTTGACTAATTTCTTAGCGGCACTTAGTTTGATCAGATACGCATGTGAGTTGTAGTATTCTTTTGGTTTTACAAAGTTATCAAGGACAACTTCTTCATCTTTGTGAAATACATTACGGCCAAGTGGCATGAACTCCCATTCTGGTAGACCAGAAAGATCTAAGTTTGACAGAGAACCTGAAGCATTGAAGTCTTCTTCTAAGACTAACGCAGTCTCAACTCCGTCTTCAATCATCTTTTCCCAGACCATAATATGACTAATCATACAACCAGCCTCACCTGGTTTTACAGGTCTATTATACCATTTATTATCAGAGTCTTCTATAGCCCAATCTGAGTATGTGCTGTAGCCTTCGGGTAGATCTCCATACCTACCATCATATGCTTGTACAATCTCGTACTGTGTGCCTTCTGGTACGCCTAGTCGATTAAGTCTACCTAAGACGTCATCAACATGGTTGTTTGGTTCTAGATGTATTACGTAAATTTTGTCTATCATTGTAAGCTGCTTACACTTTATTTATTTCATTTATCTTTTCAGGCGTAAGTCTCTTTAAGAATTCAACAAAGAGCTTAATACAGTTCTTAACGTCTTTCTTGTGTGCCATTTCCACAGTGGTGTGCATATACTTAAGTGGAGTTGCTAAGATTGCAGTTGGTGTATTCTCCATAAAAAAGGCCATTGTGTCGTTACCATACGAGCCAACTGTTAATTGTATCGGTATCTTATTATCTAACGCTACCTCTCTTAACATATGGTTAATCTCTCTGTGATTCTGAGCTGTATATTCTAGACAAGGTCCTTCACCACCTTTATTATCACCATCTTTAGCCTTTTCAATCTTCGGTGTGTTCGTATTGTGGCAAACATCATGTACTAGTGCTAGATCTGCCTGTAACTCTTTAGCAATCTTCTTAGCGCCGTAGAGGCCAACCTCTTCTTGTACTGAGTTAACGACATAAAGATCATAAGGTAGATTAATACCTTCGTCTACGATTGTTCTAAGCACTTCTGCGATGATATAACCACCAATCTTATTGTCTAATGATCTGCCCACGTAGTAGTCTCCAATCTCTTCTAATTGCGTATCAAACGTGATGAGGTTACCAACTTCAACGCCAGCTTTCGTAACTGCCTTTTTATCTTTAAGACCAGTGTCTACCCAGAGTTCGTGTTGGTCGTAGCCCATTTCAGTATATGAATCTCTAGTGTGAATTGCCGGCCAGCCGAAAAGACCTCTGACTTTTGTTCCATTATGTGTGTGAATCATTACAGTCTTCGAAGGTGCAATCATATTATCACTGCCACCGTGGCGTTTAACTCGAATCATACCACTGTCTTCAATGTGTGTAATAATCCACGCAATCTCATCACAGTGAGCTTCAATAACCACCTTATGAGTATGTGTCTTGATAGGGTCTCCAGACTTAGCCTTATGTGTTAATATACCGTATGAAGTGCCATAAGCATCTTGCTTTAAGAAGTTAACGTAAGGCTTAATATAGTCTGTCCAGATCTGTTGGCCTTCAGTCTCTTGCGCAACCGGCGCAAAAGCATTTAGATAGTCGTATAAGAATTGTTTGTTTTTCTTCATCTTAAAAATTAGATTGATCTTCTTCGTTTCTGTATTTGTTATGGTATTCCATGATCTTGTCTCTAGCCTCTTCTGCAGTATCTACAATTCTAAATAGATCAAAGTCGGATTGGCTCATTCTGCCTTGTGCTGCAATTGTCTCTTGTAGCCAGTCAACAAGGCCGCTCCAATAATCTTTACCGACTAAGATAATCGGAAACTTAGGAGTATGGCCGGTCTGAGCTAGGGTTAAAGCTTCGAAGAGTTCGTCAAGAGTGCCTAATCCACCTGGGAATACAACAAAGCCTTGAGAGTACTTTAAGAACATTACCTTTCTAGTAAAGAAGTAACGACACTCGATGCCCGTTGTTACATACTTGTTCATGCCAGCTTCGAATGGTAACTCAATACCGATCCCGATTGAATGACCTGCAACTTCTTTAGCTCCATGGTTGGCAGCTTGCATAATACCAGGTCCTCCACCGGTAATTACACCGAAACCTTCACATGCGATCAGCTTACCGAATTCTTTGGCCTCTTCATACCACTTGGTTCCAGTCTTAGTTCTTGCGCTACCGAAGACCGAGATACATGGTCCCAGTTCATTAAAAATGTCGAAGCCTTTAGTGAACTCACCTTGGATCCTTAAGATTTGCCAGGCATCATCTGTCTTATTATGCTCCTTCATCGTTTATAGTTAAGTTGGTGAGTAATTGTTCGTAAGCATCTTGCGCACTCTCAACGTAGAATACGTCAACGCATTCAACGTTATATTTGTTATGAATAAACTGACCGAATCTCAGGTCATCTGTGTTTCTGCTGTTGCCGTTGTCCAGGCTCCAGGTTACATGCTCAAGGTTAAGTCTCTTAATCGTTAGTTCCATTGTCTTTAAAATTAAAAAGGTCCTAATGTTATATTAGGACCTTTCACTTTTGTTTATTAAAACTTAGTCTAGATATGCAATTTGTGTGTGTCGGTACGGGCGGTTATCTACATAACATATAATAACCATTCCGCCAGTAGTGAATTGTGTAAGTTCAACTTTAGAACCATTTGAAAAGAGCATCTTTAAACATACATTGCCTTCAGCATCATACATATACCACATTCCGTCTGGTTTACCATCTACATATGTGCCATTCTGGTGTAGAACACCATCCTCTCTAAACTCTTCGTATTTTAGGATAGGTCTATCAAATGAATCAAATCCTTCCAGGTGGTAGACTTTGTTTTCTACCTTTAGTGTTGGATTTTCAAATGTTAATTCATTCTGTGCAAAAGAACTAAAGTTAAACGCCAACACTAAGCCGAATAATAGTAATAACTTTTTCATATCTTAATGTTTTTGATTTACGGCAAGCTTGTACTTACCATATATTTATACATTAAGATAATAATTTGTTTACATTAAGGTAACATTAAAAGATCACTATAATATTGTAATAACATATTATGTCTTCTGGTAGACTGTAACATTACGTACTAACATTACATTCTCGTTTGGCTTAATTCCAGTATTGTGAACGCCGTTATTTATGATGATGAATTGTTCTCGCTTCTCGCCGTTATACCATTTTAAGACTTCTGGGTCAGTACATTCAAATACCATGTTACCATCATAATATATTCTGATAAAGTCTTTCTCCCACCAGCATGCATAATGTACAAATCTACTCGTAGCATTCCAAACTGGCACATCATAAGCTCCGTACATTGCTTTTGTTCCCTCTTCAACTACACCGTAATGTAGATTGGGTTGAATCTTAACAAAAGGTCTATTTATAAACAAGAATCGGTCTCTATAGTCTGAGCCATTTTTACTGTAAGCTTCAAATATGTCGATTTCAGGCGGCCAAGTGTGTTCACCAGTTAACCAGAATGCTGGCCAAAGTGAAACAGCTTTCGGTAACATAATCTCAGCCTCAAACCAACCGTATTGCCAGCTCTCTTTAGTAGTTACTAACCCAACTGCGTAAGGGATAGTAAATTGATCTGGCATCTCATCGTTCTTTCTCCAATCTGGCAGATCTGCTTTAACAACATCTAATCCTCGATGGCTCATCTCAAGAACTAACTTGTTATCTCGAGAAACGTAAGTCTCTTTACCTTCGGTATCATAATGTTGGTGTAAATATTTTGAGTGGAAATTACCCCAAGGCTGACTTAACCTCCATTTATTCTTGTCTATCTTATCAGAAAAGTCATCGTAGAATACTTTCTCATAGCCAGCTGGTCTAATCATACCTCGATCACCTTCTGGTTTAGTTAGATATGTCTTAAATGCATTCCAACGTAGAACATAGTTCTTAATCGTTTCTCTAATTGGGTGTTTAAATAGCTTCATACTCCTTATTTATTTCATCTAATTTGTCAGCAATAAGTTTTAGTGCATTTGAGTTCCAGCTACCCTTTAAACTCGGGTTAGGCCAGTAGTAAAAGTAACCATCAACGTCTCTGATCAATTCACCAATTGATTTGTTGTTGACTACAATCTCCTTTACGTGTGGTTCTATTTCTATTAGTTCTACTTGCATCCTACTGTTGTGTTAATCTCATCAAGGATGTCTACGCTATCCTTTCGAGGTGAATAAATTCTTGCCCAAAGAGAACTCATTTCATCTTTCGGATCTGGTTGACTAAGTGCCCATCTTCTAGCAAGTTCAAAGTCTTGAACAGTCCAAGTTAACCTTCCGCTAGGCTCCTTTACAAATAAGGCTCTTACTCTTCTAATAACATAATATATTACTCTCATAATCTTAATTGCTTAATGGTGCTTTAATTCTATCATGTGACTCATAATTTATTAAATGAAAATCATCTTTAGTCAGACCATTTACAATTGAGTCTAAATCTTGTCTCCAATAGTCTACATCTTTGCTAATAACAATACTCGGTAAATCAAAAGGCTCTCTTGGGATCTGCTTGCTCGCAGCATCCATATGATTAGAGTAGAGATGAGTATCTCCTAAACGACCGATCAGTTGGTCTGGAATCATATTGGTCATTTTACCAAAGATAGTTAACAAGAGTCCGTAACTTGCAATGTTGAAAGGTACGCCTAAGAAATAATCAGCTGAACGTTGGTTCCAGATCAGAGAGATCTTACGTTTTGGAAAGTTGAACTCATCCAGCTCTTTAGTGTAGATCTTATCAGCAAATGTAATATCTTTGCCTAGACCTTCACACAATCTTAGTCTTCTCTCGTCCTCTGACATTTCTGTGGTGTAGACTTGGAATCCATAGTGGCAAGGTGGAAGAACCATTTGGTCTAATTCACCTACATTCCAAGCGTTGACCATTAACCGTCTACTGTCTGGGTTTGTTTTAAGGTCGTTGATTAGATTTTGGATTTGGTCAATTCTTTTTGTCCCATTTGTATATTGAACCTCGCCACCAACTTTTAGATTCATTGGAATTAAAGTTTGAATTTCTAAATCTCTCCACTGCTTACCATAGATAGGACCTAAGTCTCCATACATCTCATTGAACTCATCATCTTCCATGATCTTCTGCTCAAACTCTTCCATTGTTAGTCGAGGAGGGTATGGTGCTGAAAACGGTGGGTACTCGGCATCAAAATCTTTATCATAGACTTTATAAGCATCTCCTGTCCAAATGTGACAGCCGTTCTCTAATAAGTACCTTAGATCAGTTCGACCTTGCAAGAACCACAGTAATTCAACTACCATAGTCTTAAATGCCATTTTCTTGGTAGTGAGTAGAGGGAAGCCAGTTCTCATGTCATGTCTGATCTCTGTAGCGAAAAGAGATCGAGTACCTGTGCCGGTTCGATCTTCTTTCTTTGTGCCCTTTCTGATAATTTTAGCCATTAAGGATTGGTAGTCTCTGTCCAGTTGGTTCTCCATTATTTTAGCTTGTCAGCAAATTTATAGTTTCTAGTGTATAAGTTTAAGTCTTCTTCTCTACTTTTGGTAATGATGATGCTATTGTACGCAAATGTTATAGTCTCAATACCTAAAGTGTTTTTAACTCCATTTATTTCTTGGTTAATTCCGTTGACCAGGCCTTTAAAATGTTCAACGATGTTGAGTGCTCCTACTTCAAAACCGTAGATCTCAACATCGTCGCGCCACCAAGTACATTCAATATCTTCTATAATATAGACTCCACCTGGTTTTAGATTCTCTTGAAAGAGCTTGTGGAATGTCTTAATCTGGTGTTCAGCAACATGACTACCGTCGTCAATAATAAACTCACAATCTTTAGGGCTAAGCTGACTGATCTTATCAATAC